ATTCAATCAGCTAAAGGTTCTAAAGGCGCTAAATCAGTTACATCTAAAGCTATGAAGGCTGTAGGTCGTAATATGGCTCGTGCTAATAACCAAAAATAAGGACATTAAAATGGCTAAAAATGATTTTGCAAAAATAACACCAACGGAGTCATTCCCGTTAGGTCATGCTAAAGAAAACAAAGACGCAAGCGCTTATACTGGATTTAAATACCCAGCTGGCGGCGGTAATGATATTGGCATTTATAAACAACCAGAAACTATTGCTGTTGACGCTAAGATTTATGAACAAGGTCAAACTGTTTCTGCACTAAATATTTCTGTTGCTAGTGTAGGTAAAAATGCATTAGGCTCAGAAAATCCATACGGCGTTAAAGAAATGCGTGGATATGGTGCTGCAACTAAGGGTCGTAAAATTAGCGGTAAACAAGGATAATTTTTAGTGAATTACCTAGAGCTCTATCAAGCGATCCAAGATTATAGTGAGAATACTGAGTCATTATTTGTCCAGAATATTCCTCGCTTTGTCATGGAAGCAGAAGAACGGATTTATAATTCTGTGCAGATTCCTGCATTACGTAAAAACGTTACGGGTAGTACTACGGCAAGTAATCAATACTTATCAATACCCTCAGATTATCTTTCTACTTTTTCTATTGCTGTCGTAGACGGATCAGGTAATTACAACTATTTATTAAACAAAGATGTTAACTTTATAAGAGAGGCGTATCCTAACCCAACTTATACAGGACTTCCTCAATACTATGCTACATTTGGCCCACAATACAATGCTTTAACTTCACTATCATTTATATTAGGACCAACACCTGACGCTGCTTACACTACTGAACTACATTATTTCTACTACCCAGTAAGTATTGTACAAGGTGTTATTTCAGTATTAGGTACAATAACTAATGGCTCATTATATACAAATGGTATTTATCAAAACGTTCCTCTTACAGGTGGTTCTGGTTCTGGTGCATTAGCAAATATAGTTGTATCAGGTGGTCAAGTAACTTCTGTAACTCTTGTAAATGGTGGTTCTTTATATGTAGCAGGCAATATATTAAGCGCTAGTGCATCAAGTATTGGTAACTCAGGTTCTGGTTTTTCAGTTCCTGTAAACACTATTAACAACGCAGATGGCACAAGCTGGTTAGGTATTAACTACGATCCAGTATTATTATACGGTGCTATGAGAGAAGCTATGCTCTTTATGAAGGGCGAACAAGATTTAGTAGCCTACTATGAACAAAAATATGGCGAAGCATTAGAGCAACTTAATAGATTAGGTACAGGTCTAGAAAGAGGCGATGCATACAGAGATGGCCAAGCTAAGATAAAGGTTAATCCATGATTGCCCAAGGCCAAACCACAATATTTAAACAGAATTTATTAAGTAGATTAGAAGACTTTAGTGCTACATCTGTTTATGTTTACAAGATTGCTTTATATGATGCTAATGCTAATTTAGATAATGCTACACTTACATATACAACAGATAATGAAATTACAGGTACAGGCTACACAGCAGGTGGGCGAGTACTAGCGCCTTCTATTGGTACTGATTTTGAGAATAATACAGCTTTTGTGTCTTTTACTAATGTGACTTGGAACCCAGCATATTTTACAACATCAGGGGCTTTAATATATAATAGCACTACAAATGCGTCGGTTGCAGTATTAAACTTCGGTAATGTAAAAACAGCGACTGGTACATTCACAATAACTTTTCCAACTAATACATCTACCTCAGCTATTATTAGGTTAGGCCAATTAAATTAAGGATATATTATGATTCAAGAACAAAACGGTTTTGGTGATTCAGCCATAGCTATATTAAATACAAACACTAAATCTAGTGAAGAATTAGGTATACACGGCCATTATGAAGTGGTATGTAAAGATAAAAACGGTAATGTTAAATGGGAAGAAAAGTTTCCTAATCTAGTTGTTGCTGTAGGTAAACAATTAATGCTTGATACACTATTAAGAACATCAGGTACATATACAACTGTAGGCCCATTCTTAGGTCTTATCGGTAACAGCACTACATTTGCTGCAGCTGATACAATGACATCTAAAACATGGACAGAGTTTATTAACTATACAGTAGGTGGCTCTGCGGTTCGAGGTACAGCAGTATTTGCTGCATCATCATCATCTGGCACAACACCTTCTAACGTTACAACTTCAACAGCCACTGCGATTACTTATACTATTACAGGTGCGGGTGGTACAGTTTATGGTTGTTTCCTTGTAACAGGAACAGGTGCTGTTACTACATTAAGCTCAACAGCAGGTGTATTATATTCTGAAGGTAATTTTGCTTCATCTAAAGTAGTTACAGCTGGTGATACAGTTGCAGTAACTTATTCAACAACAGCTACGTCTTAAGGAACTTAAATGGCTCTTGTAGTCTATGATAGAGTTCAGCAGACTGGCACTGCAAATACAACCGTTAGTTTTACGCTATCTGGTTCTGTTACAGGCTTTCAGTCATTTTCAGTAGTTGGTAATACTAATACTACTTATTATGCTGCTACGGATGTTTCTGGTAACTGGGAAGCTGGGTTAGGCACATACTCAACTACGGGTCCTACCTTAACTCGTACTACTATTTTTTCATCTAGCAATGCTGGATCAGCGGTTACTTTTTCGGGTACTGTTACAGTATTTGTTACTTATCCATCAAGTCAATCTGTCTATAAAGATAACACAACAGGTACGGCTACAGCTCCACAATTTTCTGCTAGTAATGGGCTTATAGTTAATAACAAAACAGTAGGCACAAACTATACTATACCTACAGGATATTGTGCCATGAGTACGGGTCCTGTTACTGTAAGTGGAGGGGTGTCTGTAACCGTTCCATCTGGTTCTCGTTGGGTAGTATTGTAATATGTTTGGTATTTCAACGTTTGCCCAATCCCCTTTTGCATCTCTTGGGGTTAGAAGCTATGTTGATTCTATTATAGAAAATATAGTATTAGCAGACGTAATATTAGCAAGTAAACCTACTACAGCTAGCATCACTGAAAATATAGCATTAGCAGATACACGAATTATTTTAGCTCAATTTGCAGCTAGTTTATCTGAAGCTACTACAATACAGGATGTAAATAGTGTTCTAAGTAATTATGGTATATCCATTACAGAAAATGCAAACATAGCTGACCCATTTGTAGGTGGTATATTGTATACAGATAGTATTACCGAGCCAGTCACATTATTAGATACCCCTACTATAACAGCACAATTTAACCCAAGTATTATTGAAAACTTATCTATTCAAGATTTATTGGTATTTAATGCTATATGGGTTGCTATAAATAATACACAATCAACTACATGGACTAATATTAATAATACTGAGACAAACACTTGGAACGCTGTAAACAATACGCAGTCGACTACTTGGACTTTAATTAACAACAACTAACCTAAAATAGATTATAATATAGATATATAAGGAATTTTAAATGCCATCCTCTTACTCAACTAGTTTACGTATTCAGCTCATAGGTACAGGCGATCAAGCAGGTACATGGGGTGCTACGACTAATACTAATTTAGGTACTTTAATAGAACAAGCTATTACAGGCGTTGTTTCAATTGCGCTTTCTGGATCTACTTACACTTTAACTAATCTTAACGGTATTAGTGACCAAGCCCGTAATGCAGTATTAAATTTTACAGGAGCATTAAGCGCTAACTGTACGGTCACTGCACCAGCTGTAAATAAGGTTTATATTGTTGCTAATAATACGACAGGTGGCTATAACGTCATTATGTCTTCAGGTGGTACTACAGTCAGCGTTGCTCCTGGTATTACAAGCTTAGTTTACTGTGATGGTACTAATTTTAGTTCTGCTATTACGTATAACCAGGCTAACGTAGCTATTACAGGTGGTACGATTAATGGTGCAGTCATTGGCGGTATTACACCAGCTGCAGGGTCATTTACTACGTTATCAGCATCAGGTAATTTAACAGCATCAGGTAATTTAGTTGTTAATGGAAATACTACTCTTGGTGATGCAACTAGTGATACAATAACGTTTAATGCAAATACAGTAACCTTACCTACAACATTTACGTTTAGTAGTACGGGTGCAGCTGTATTACCAAAAGGCACGGTGGGTCAACAACCTACTGGCGTTGCTGGCATGATTCGCTATAATACAGACTCAAATACTTTTGAAGGATATAATGGTACTTCTTGGGGTGCTATTGGCGGTGGTAATACAACATCTAATGGGTTATGGCAGAATATACAAACAATTTCAACAAATCAAACTATATCTTCAGGGTATAGTGCTACATCAGCGGGTCCAATTACGGTAGGATCAGGTGTATCAGTAACAGTCCCAAGCGGTAGTCGCTGGGTTATTTTATAAGGATAAATTATGGCAGT